TTCTTTTTCAACTGGCGGATTCCACTTTTTTGTATATAGTTCAACATTAAAATATTCAACTCCAACATAATTAATATTATCCGCCATAAAATCATTGTTATACCGATAAACAATTAGAATAAATGGAGGAGATTGAGGTTCTTTAAACTTTCGATAAGCTGTTGGGTATAAAGTTTTGAGTTCAGCCAGTAATTCTTGATAAATCATTCAATCAACCTCCATTCTCTAGTATTTTGTTAATATTTCTTTGGTACTCAGCAATATATTTCTTCTCAGCCGGTCCGATATGCGGTATTCCTTCGACTCTGCCAGTTCCACCAGCAATTGCATGTCCATTCTCAAGTAAATGAGTTAGCTGCGGTTTATCTTTGTTATATACTGTAATAACAATTTTCCCGTACTTTTTGCTTGTAGAATAGAGAATTTTCTTTAATTTCATTTTTAATCTTGCGAGCAGTTGAGCGGGTTTCTTTTTCGATCGCTTTTTGCACATCTTCGGTGTAATCCTGGACTGAATTAACTATTTCATCTGCTAATTGGTCAATGCTAACTGTTTTAGACATCGCCATTCACCCTCTCGCAAGTGAGAATAGTTCTTGCGCCCATCTTTTGGCTGCGGATAATATTATAAATTGTTCCATCAAATTTAATTTCTTTCTCGCCATCATATTCAACTGAGCGAATTTCAAATTTAACTTCTGGTCTTAATCCCTGGCTAGCTGCATTATAATATTCAGATGATCCAATAGAATTTTCATTTGCAAAGACTTTTCTTTCGGTTCGAGTTTCAATCTCATTTCCCCACTCGTCTTGAGTAATTGTAGTTGAAATAAGATGAATAATTTTGTTATATCTCATTCAATCACCCACTTATCGTTATGTCGCCAGTGATATCAATATATTGAGCTTCGCCATCAGCAATTTTATATTCTACTTGATTTTTTGGCCTGCTATAAAAAATAACTGTCCCAGAGCTGGCAGTTTCTTTTTCTTCTCCATCAAAAACAACAGTACATTGTTCAGAAGCATTGATAGTAATTTTGTAACTGTTATATTCTCTGAGTTGAGATAATTTATTTGCAATTGACTCATAAACTTCTAAAAATCTTTCAGCTTCTGGGTTGTCATAGCCAAAGTTTCCTTTGCAGTATAAAGTAATTGCATAAACAGTTAAATCATCTGTCTCTTCTATTTTTAATAAACCTTTAGTGTCTAAATCGCTTTTGGCTGCTTCGATTACTCCGGTTATTTCTGCATCATAATCATTGGCTGTAATTCTTAATGAAGTCTTTACATCATCCAAGAGAGCCATTTAATCGCCCCCTATACTATTAGATACACATTTACATCAGTGCCGTTCATTGCGCTATCTAATAGCACTGTATTGTTTTCAATGTTGGCAGAATCGACAGCAACAGTTGGAGCGGTAGCTTCTAAAACATTATCTCTATAAGCTTTTAATACGGTGTTTCTTTCAAGCTTATAAGGTAATCCTAATTTGTTGGCTACTCCCACCTGGACCTCATCAGTTCCAGCATTTGTTTCAACCGGCAACTCAATACTTATGACAGTTTTGAAAGCTTTATTGCCTTGCACTTCTGTATCGCCATTAAGAGCAATTGTTTCGCTGATTGCATTATCATCAATGTCAGTTCCGTTAATTACAATATCCCCAGCCACACTTGCTGCATTAGCTTTAATTTTTAAGTTTCTAGGAACATTAGGATCAGTAATACCTTCTGTGATTGTTTGAGTTTCAGCAGTTAATGCAGTAGCCCCTAAAACGCCTGCAATGTCTTGAGCTTCAACTGGACCTAAATCATAATGAGCGATAAACCCGCGATCTACACTTAAAGAACTCGAGTCACTTGTTAATGCTATTCATATAATTTAACCTCCTTAATTAGTAAAGGGCTAGCATTTGCCAGCCCTTTTAAATATTTACTTACGCACCTTTCTTAACAATGATTACTCCATTAGGGTCAAGAATTTTTCCGTCAGCAATTAATAGCGCTTTGTCAACTTTTTCGTTATTATCGTGATCGGTCCAGCGATACATGGTCATTTGCATATTGGAGTTGATTGTGTAATCTGATAGTTTGCAGAATACAGCAACAACATCGCCGGTAGCAGCAGCTTCATATGGAGAAATAACATCATCTTCCACAAGCAACACTTCGCGGCCTCCAAATCTTTCTTGAACACCGTTTGTGATTCCATAATTAGTTCTTCCAATTGGCTGGCCGTTAGCGTCTGTCATTCCGTCGATATAACCTTCAAATGTTCCAGCTGCCATAATAAATGAACCACCTGCACGATAAGCAAGAGGAATTTTAGCAAATACTTTCTTTTTCCAACCTTCCCACTCGGCAAAATCTGTAGGTGATAATGTAATTTCATTTTCTGTAGGAACTCTACCATCTTGAGTAATTCCAAGAGGTTGACCAGCTCCAGAACCGCTGATAATAGCTTTATCCATTGCTTTAATCATAGCTTCAACAATGAGCTCAGTAAGTGTATTTTCAAATACGCTTAAAGTGGTAACATCAGCAAGCAAAGAAACTGAAATGCGGCATTCAAGTCCAAAATAAGTAAATGTAATTTTGTCGCTCATATCAGCTTTTTGTCTATCAGAAGTTGTTTCTTCTCCGATCCACTGAGCAGTTGGTTTGAGTGAATTTATTGGTACTTGCACTCCACCTTTAATGTTAGTTTTTCTAACGCGGCTGAAAATCTGGCCGTATTCTTCCATTTTGTCGATAACTTCTTCCATGATTGTGGTAGGAATTACAGCACCAGCATCAGAAGTAGTAGTTACCTGATCTACATTTTGAAACTTTTCAGGGATTTCTTCCATGCTTCCAGTCTTGGCAAAATCCATAAAAGCTTTTCTGTATTCAACAGAAGCGAACTTGTCACCATTCTTCAAATCTTCATCTCCTTTGTTATCAATTTTGTCATCTACAATAAAGTTATTTTTCTTAGGCTCTTTATCTTTTAAAGCGTTCATATTAGCCTGAGCTTTTGCTACTTTCTCGAATTTTTCATCAAGTGCTTTTATTTCTTTTTCTTTTGCTTCATAACCTTCAACATCATCATTGTTTAACTTTCTTTTTCTTTTGCTTCATAACCTTCAACATCATCATTGTTTAACATTTCTTCTGCTTCCACCAAAAGATTATTTCTTTTTTCAATATAAACTTCTTTAGTTAACATTAAACACCACTCCTTTTGAGTTTTAATAAATTTAATTTAGCTTTATAAATGCTTTTGTCTTTATTATCAGCCTGTTCTTCGGTTTCTTCTTCTAAGTCTTTATCTTTGAGTAAATCTCTCAGCTTATTCACTACTTTAGGTGGTAACATAACTTCATCGTTAGTATTAAAACTAGCAGCTAATTTATTTCCTTCGTCAAACATTATCTCGTCAACAAATCCTTTTGATTTAGCCTCCTGAGCATTTAACCATTTTTCGCTATTCATCAAATCAAGCAATTCTTCTTCTGAAAGATTTGTTTTGAGCCGATAAGCATTAGCAATTGACTTGTTGTAGTTTTTTAAAACTTCTCACCGGCCATTGCAACAACACTTGCTGCACTTGCTGCTACACCGACAATTTTTACATCTACATTATTTGCATGATCTTTTAAAATTGTGTAGATTTCAGACCCTGAATAAACATCACCCCCAGGGCTATTAATTAAAACTTCTAAATCTTCATTATCAACTTCATTAAGCAGCTGATCTACATCTTTGGGAGTTGTGACTTCATAGCCAAACAATTCATAAATCCATTTCTCATCATTTGCTACAATTATTCCTTTAATCGGTATCTTCATCTTCTACAAATTCACCTCCCTCAACTTCTGCTGTATCTAACCTTCTGATTGCTTTATCTCCGCCTTCAATTGGGCCGAGATTCATAATTTCACGCCACTCATTAGGAGTTAAGGCACCTCTATCAACCATATTCAGTAGATTAAGCTTTGTTTTCATTGAAGCATACTGTAAACCTTGTAAATTCTTGACTCATTTGCTTAGCAAGAGGTTCAACTTCTGCTTCATAATAAGCATTCCATTCATCTTCGTTATATTTTGACTGAATAATCTTTTCATTAGTCCCGAAAAAGTTATACACTCTGACGGTTGTTCTATCCATTTGCGCTGCATTAGGAACATAATCGTTTGGTTCTACCTGTTCAGCATCATAGGAAGGGTCTGTTGCCGCAGCGCCTATTTCGTTTTCAATTGACAAATAATTATCAACAAAACTTTTGAGCTCTGTTTCTTTATCTTCTGGCCTAATTTTAGATTTAAATTTAAGCAGCCATCTTATAATTGCTCCGTTTTTAATTGCTTTGATAATTCCCTGATCAGTTGTGTTTGCTACTTCCATTAATTGCTCAATGGCATGTTTAGGCGGCGCTCCAAAAATATCATTTTCATTAAAATCTTGCCTCAAATGAATAACATCTTTATAAGGAACTGTCAGGAATTTAGCATTCTTAAGAGTAAACCTGAGCATCATCTCGTCTTGCTCATAAAGAACTTCTACCCCAGTCGCTGGAACCGGATATAATTCAACTGGATAACCAAAATCATCTCTAACAATTAAAATAAAAGCGTTGTTATTGAGTTGCAATTGATTAGTAACTTTTTCCTGCAGTAATTGACCTGTCATATAAGGGTTTGGTTCTTCAAGCAGAAACCTCATATAAACATCTGGGTTTTCTTTTAGACCATCATTAGTTTTTCTTATATGCTTAGCATTTAATTTACCTACCGCTTTAGCTTTTGGCCTTATGCAGGACCGTATAATGTCAGACTCAAATAATTCGCCATTCCAAGCATAAAAACCATTGCCTCTTTGAGTTATTAGTTTTATTCCTGTCTTAGTTGGGCTTTTATTACTAAAAGCATTTTTTATCTTATTTTTTATCTTACTGAATAATCCCAAATAATCACCTCCCTAAATCATGTTTTCATAATCCTGCATTTTGTCTTGAAGTATTACATAAGCATTAAGCATAGCGGCTGTACCATCTATTCTTTTTCTTTGGTTTCGCTGCTTTGCTGGTTGTATATTAAGATTTTTGTCTATATCAACAGATGTATTACTTAAACACCATTTAGTTATTGGATTGTTGTCATAATTAATTTTATGGGCTTTTAAATCGGCCCCTAATTGTTTCATCGGACCTGATAATGTTTTTTTGCCCTGGATAACTGGAATCATTGCTTCTTTACCGAAATGACCTTGCATTTCCTCAACCCAGTAATTAGCGGACCAGCTATCGTACCCAATCCAGGGAATATAAATATCTAATTCATTTTGAACTTCTAAATACCACTGAGTAACAAATTTAGGATGCACTTTATTGCCTGGAGTTGTTCTCATATACCCTTGATCAACCCATTGGTCATAAGGTATTTTATCTTCTCTGGAACGCTGCTCTAATAAATCTTCTGGCAACCAATACATAGATAAACAATATATTGTTGGATCATCTGGAAGCATAAAAAGAACACTACTTGCAGTTAAGTCAGTAGTGCTGGATAAGTCAGTCCCTCCGATGCCATAGCGAGGATTCAATCCCTCAACATCAAAGTTTGCTGTATTATTTAATTCTTCAAAGTTTAACCATGCTTCAGAAGATGTTTCTCTAATATTAAAATCTTTAGTTAGTAAGTTTTTGACTAATAAAGGATTATTTTGCGCTTTATGAACTTTAGTTTCTAAGTTATCTGTTTTCTTGATAGTCCCAAGACCCGGATTGGCTTTTCTCCAGTTCTTTCTATCAGTCCATTCGGATCTTTTATCTAACTCATAAATAATTGGTAAAAATCTTTCGTCTTTATACCCTTCCGGATCATCATATCCGTTAATAATCATTTCAGCTTCATCGTATTTAAGATCGTAAACCTGTTCTCTGACAGTACCAGCGGTTGTGATCATAAATATTAGTGGCTGTTCTCTTGCTGATGTACCATCTTTGATAACATCGTAAAGGTTTTTGTCTTTCCATGCGTGTATTTCATCAAGAGAAGCTCCATGAACATTTAATCCATCTAATCTATCACTATCGGACCCAAGAGGCACAAAAGTTGAATCATTATGTCGGCCCTTTAATTCTTTAACCAAAGGTTTAATGCTTTTCAGTAAGAATGGTGACTTTTTAACCATTTTCTTAGCTTCTGACCATACTATTTTGGCCTGCTTCTCTTTGGTAGCAACCGCATATATTTCGGCCCCTGGTTCATTATCAGCAACTTGAAGGTATAAAGAAATCGCCGATGAAAGAGTTGATTTTCCATTCTTTCGAGCGACGACTAATAATACTTCTCTATATTTTCTTGTTCTATTAATTTTGTGTATAAATCCAAAAATAGCTGCTATAAAAGCCTTTTGCCAGAGTTCTAACTTAAGTGCCTGGCCTCCCCATTTACCTTTTGACTGCTTACAGAAGTTCTCTATAAACTCAATTGCATGATTGGCATGGCCAGCGCTATATTCCCATTGACTTTGCTCATCATGAACATCAGCTACAAGTTTTTTGTAAACTTTTTTA